TCAGGCTTTATTCTTCGGTTCAGGAATAATAATGTCTAAACCTGTATGTTCCTTATAAAGTTCCTGAATCAATTTCAAATCATGATCCAACTCTGATGGCATGATTTTGCCAAAAATTCCGCCTTGTTTGGTTTTTTGGTTTACAAACAAGAAAACGATAGGGACGTTTGCGGCTTTTGCGATATGCCAAAAACCAGTGCGGATCGGTTTACGTTGTTCACCATTTTTCGCACGAGTCGCTTCAGGAGCAATCACGAGATTAAATTTGTCATTTGAATTGAAGAGTTCAACCATTTGAGCCACGATATCTTTATTTGAGTGACGGTCAACTGGAATACCGCCAACCCCTTCTAGAATAGGCTTGAATGGTCCTTTAAATAGTTCTTTTTTAATTAGTGTGTGAATCGGGATATCATGGATTTGGAACAGTGCGATTGAGAGTACTGCATCCATCATCGTGGTATGTTCAAAACCGATAATGACTTGTTTATCACCAAGCACATTCGGTTCTACATGGTATTTGACACCAGCAAGTTTAAATGCCATTTCGGCAATGTGTTTTTTCATGATTCACAGAGATATTTGAATTTTATATGGCAGAGTTTCTTACTTCATTTTAAAAAATTCAATCCCTTTAGTGATAAATTATAGAAAAAATGACTACTAAATTTAGATCTTCTCTGCAAACTTTACATCCTCGACGCTTACCGAAAATTCATAATTTTTCACATATTTGTGACTGAAATTCTATAGATGATCAAGATCGTACGTGATTTGTAAACTGCAATGAATAAATTTTGGTCAAGCTGAAGATAAAAAAATGAAAAACCTTGTTTTTGAATTTGATATTGGCTAGTATTCTGATTCGAAAATACTTGAGAAATCAGTATTTATAGGGCCTATAGCTCAGTTGGTTAGAGCAGCGGACTCATAATCCGTTGGTCGACAGTTCAAGTCTGTCTGGGCCCACCATATAAAACAACCACTTAGGTGTACTAATCGTAAGTGGTTTTTTAATGTCTGAATCCATGTAAGCACTATGTAAGCAATCAAAATAAATACGTGTAAGCAGGGCGGACAATAAAAAAGCCTCATTAAGAGGCTTGGCTTTTAAAAATTGGGTGTAAGAAAGTTATTTGACATGGTTTTACTCCACCACCTTCAGGATGTGGATCGTGCCATAGTTTCCCATTTTCATAAATCACCGAATGCATATAACCTCGTGGAGAAATACCATTCACTAAATGTTTTATACCAGCACCAATTGAGATATCACGAACCCAGCTTTCAGAATCATCATTTGGTTCATGAAAACCTAGCGATATAGCTTTAAGACCTTTGCCCTCAAGGAACCGATTAAGATTTTCTTGATACTTTGCACCTTCTACTGGGCATGCAGGTTTTGACTTGTCGCATCCTTCCCAAAAATCAGGGATATCTTCAATATTTAATCCCAATAATGTCGCAAGGGTAGCACCTTCACAATTCCCACCAATGCCTGTTTTTGTCTGCATCACTTTTTTCATCACACACCTACCAAATTCCGAATATCAGTCAAACGCCACTTCGCACCGTTTTTAGTCATCACTGGTTTTAAGTCGCCATTGCCATAACTTGCCCATTTGCGAAGCGTTACTTGTGCATAACCTAAAATCGTTGCTGCATCTTTTGTGCTGACTAATGAAGTACCAGATGCAATCTTTTGTGCTAAAAGCTCCTCAGGCTTCAATACAACTTTAGACATTTTCTACCTCACTTAAACCCACAAACTGAACAGAACACACCACAGCGAACCGTGAATTTTTTACACATAAAGCAATATTCAGTCATATTTAAGTCCTTGCTGGCATTAACAAACCGTGCACACGATCATTAATTTCTATATATGCTGTACCGTTTACTGATGTCGGATAGATTTTCGGTGCAATAAATTTCATGTAAATTGCAGCGGCTTTTCGAAAATCCATAAGATAATCAAAATTGAAGGTTGGAAATTCTTCCGCTGTATAGCGTTCAGGCTTTTGAAAATCTATTTTTTTCACATCTGGGAACTTTCCGTTTATAGGCCTGAAAAGTTCAAATGCATCTGAATACTGAAGAAGCCAAAATTCTTCGCTAATTTCATGGAGGTTCACATAATCAATACGTTCACTTTTACCAAGTTTGCGAATAAGAGAAGCTATGGATTCCCTCGGTATAATTAAATCAATTTCTTCAGATTCTGGTGCATCGCAAATTAAAGCTGCATGACCATGTGTAGCTGAAATTATTCCCTTACCAACATAAACACCTTTTAAGTAAAAACGGACATCTTGTTTGGCTGTAAAAATAAGACATGCTTGTAAATCTTTATAAAGAATAGGATAAGAATTTTTAAATTTCATCACGCCACCTTTTCCCATATCGCCACGACTGCAGCTGCAAAACCAAAAATAATTAACATCACACACCCATAAAAATATTCACGTTTCATACGATCCACTCCTTGGAGTGCGCCCCGAAGGGCGCTTGTGATTAGCCTGTAATCTCAGCTTCACGTTGATCAGCTGCACTTTCGATAGCTTTCTTATCCTCTTCAGTTAATGATCGAGACAAGTAAGGATCGCTTTCAATTTCAGCCCAAACTTGATTTATTTCGTCTTGGGTCTGGCACTTCATGATGCGTGCAATCGCTTTCTCAACTGGTTTTTGCTCTGGTTGACTATCAAAAATGTCTACTTGAGCAACAATTACTTTACGCTCGCTGTATTTCACCAATAGCTCTTGATGATCTTCAGGTGTCAGTTTGGCTTTGTTTTCAGTAACTTTAGGTGCTACAGCTTCAAGTTCAGGAAGTGTTTTAGCCTCATTAATCATCATGGCTAACCCACCTTTGACTTGAGCACTTCTATTCGGATCTACAGTTTCATTCGTTGATTTAGACTTATTCAAATCCTCAATTTTGTTAGTAACCGCATTCACCAGGTATGTTTTATGAGCATCTGTAAGAATTTCATTGCCATTGATAAACGGAATTACAGTTTCTAAATCCTTTGCATTTCCAATCTGAGCGATTCGATCTAAATATTCTTTACGTACTTCAGTTGAAGTAGGTTTTTTTGCCGAAACATTCTTTTCTTCTACATCATTTGACGTTGAAATTTGGTCATTAGTTGCAACATTCTTAACAACATTTTTTTGAATATTAGCTAATGTTGTTGGCTCGTCTTGCGGAGCAGGCTCAGGCGTAATGTCGATAATCGAATCAAGTTCTTCTTCATGTGTGCGTAGACCCATTAATAAGTCAGGCGCATAGATACGACCAAAGAATGATGCAGCACGGTACCGCAACATTTGCTCAGGCATGGTTTGCCATTTTGAACCATTCTTTTGGAACCAACCTTCTTTTACAGCCAGTTCCATGGTGATCGGGCTAGACTCAAGGCGCTCACCAGTTGCTTTTTCAATTACCCATGCTACACATTTAAGATTTTTCACACGGGCAACTTTGTTTGAATCCACAGGCTCACGCTTACGAGTCTCTTTGTTATATTCCCACTCTGTAACTGCATAAGGAATTTCCATTTCCTCATCACCACCAGTGATGTCAAAACGTAATGGGCTATAACGTCCACAGCTGTTAATTGCAGCAATAATAAATTGGCTTGACCAACTTGGACGACCATCAACTAAGTAGAGATTTTGCATAATCATCATTGGATCTGCGCCTAAACGCTGTGCCATATTTAGAGCGATGATGCAGTTAGATACGCCATTTGGATTGTGTTCAGGCTTATATAGCCATTTTTTAGCATTATTGTCATAGCGGTCTTTAACCATGATTGTATTGCGGAAAGCTTCGGGAATAATCGTACTGTTCGCTAAGCTTTCAGCCATATGTGACATAGCTTGGAAGCCACGATATGTATTAAAGCTTGCCTCTACATCATCTGGTTTACGTTGAGTGCGAAGCTGTTCAGTTGTCATCATTTGTGAAGTCATGGGTATATTCCTTATTTTGAAAAAAATTAATTACTTACGAAATTTGCATGTAGAGAAAGCAGGGCAGAACTTTTCACTGCAAAGCATGGATTTTGAGTTGCCAAAAAAGACACCGTTTTTTATGACCTTGGCTGCAAACTGAAGCAGTCCAGGTTCTTCCTCAGTGCCAAGTAAAACCTGAGCTGGTGATTCGATTTCACCGATTCCCACGTGCTGGCCTTTATCTGTTTTTGCGGTGGTTAAGCCATAGATGCGAGATGGTGCTGTTACAGCTTCCTGTAAAGCATGTGCAGCCAGTACGGTATAAATTCCCATTTGCGGTGCATGGCCAACTGTTTTAACCACACCATCACTACCTACGGAGCTTTTACCGGTTTTAATGTCACCAATGCCTAATTCACCTTCGTCGTTTTCATAAATACGGTCGATGGTGCCAGTAAGTTCAATGCCTAGATCTGCAAGGATTAATGATTCGCAACGTACTTCCACACCAATAAACTTTTGAGTAGGTGCAATGTGGGTGATGTACTTATGCATCATTGACTGGCCAATTGATTCAGCATCGTTCTGGTTTAGATCAGACCAATCCACTTCTTCATTCGGCTGCCAAATTTGATGGTGCAGAATTTCTTCACATTCTTCGATTGAAACATCGTTACCCACCAGATTTTGATAGTCCCATTGGGTAACTGCTTCATGAATTGCAGTACCTAAACGAGTACGTGCACCAGCTGGATTACGCTTATTTAATAAATTCTTAGCTTCCCATCGCGCAGGGCAATCAAATAAATCGCTTAGAGATGAAGCGCGGATAGAAACGATATTTTTTTGAGGTGTGACAAATGCGTTCATCTTTTTGATTCCTCATAAGCCATGCCCATATCATGAGCCAAAAGATTCCCTGTTCCTTTATCCCAAACGATGCCAAATTCATTATTTAAATAAAACCGTAATGACTCGTGTTGGCAGGGGTTTAATAAGATTTCAGCACCTTGATCTACAAGCCAGTTTGCAAAATCTTCAAGGTCATTTTTATTGGATAAAACTCGTCTTTTTGAATATTTGGCATTACTGCTGTATCTAGCACGAAGCTTTTGCCATTCATTTTTTGTAGACATGATCAACCCCCAAAAATCAAAGCGATAAGGGAGCTAACCAATAGCCAGCAGATCACAGCCATTACAGTGAATATTGAAAACTCTTTAATATTTGCGCGGATGTAAGCTAGACGAGTTGTCGTCATTTCCGCTGGGGTAGGGTGTTGGTGCAAACGTTTAGACGTTTGACTCTTTGTTTGATTGTGGTTCATACTTATCTCGCTTAATTGCAAAGCGGCATGCCTTCGAACTCATTGCCGCTTTTTTTATTGGGTACGAGATCAGTTTAGTAAACTAAACAAATTGAGTCAATACTTTTGTTTAGTTAAGTGAACTTTTTTATTTTCCCAAACTATTTTGCTTTTTAAAGACAAATAAAAAAACCCACCGTTGGGGTGGGCTGTTTTATTTTTTATGTTTATCAATCAGTAGTTTCTCTTAAAAAGTCTTTCTTTATTGACCACATTTGCTTTGTAGTGTGGTATCTAGGGTTAATTTCAGAAATAACTAAAAACAGCCATTGCTTTCTCTCATCACCTTCCATGTAACTTGTTATGTTTTCTGTCTTTTTGAATGGCATAACACCAATTAAATCACCTTTTTTTATTAAATGATCCCCAGTGTAGTTGGTAGCTGTGTGGGCAAAAAAAGAGGGGTCACCTGCAACTTTAATCATTATTGGTTCGGATGGTTTTTTCATATCCTGCATAGATATGGCGATAACAGGTTTGTCTTGCACTATATTGGTATCCATAAATTTACAAGCCATATCAAATGCAGCTTCATTATCTTTGAAGTGTAATATTTGATCGTTTACCAATTCTTTTTTATTGCCAACCATTACCCACTTTTTTAGTTTTACTAATAGCTTATAACCCCAAGTCATTAATAAACCGATAGGAATTAAATAAAGATATAAGTGAAAAAACAAAAAATCTCTATTTCTTGGATAATAGTCTGGGTCAAAAATTACACCAACCCATCTATCAATATATCTATAGTCATAACCATATCGATATTCAGCAAATACCCACGCTAAATACGAAAGTAGTCCAATTGACAATATTATTAGCCCAACTCTTTGGATTGGTGAGGATGTCCCATATTCCCAAATCTTTTTCATATCATCACCAGCTTTCTAAACTGGATATTTGCCAAACCCAGCCAACAATCTCAAATTGTTGATCAATCATTTCTTGCGCGCTTAATTGTATTTCTGGGTATTCAACTGAATTGTCAGAAACAATGCGAACCCCGCCCATAGGCAGGTTATAAAGGCGTTTAGCCATAAATAAACCACCATGACAAATAGCAAAAATTTTCCCGTCTTTGATTTTTTTACGAGCTAAATCCAAGTGAATTGTGTCCCCATTTTTAATGGTTGGACTCATTGAATCGCCGATTGCAGTCGCTGCCACGGCATTCTCTTTTGTAATGGATAGGTTCCTGAGTGTTGCTTTAGACATTCTTAATTTGCGTGTTTCATTAGCGATAGCCTCGCCAATAGAGCCGCCGCCACAAGCAAAAGAAAAATCTTTAAAGAATGGAATTTCAATCTCGTCATCATCAAGCGGGGTATTACTATCCCACGGCTCGACTTGTGTAAATTCAGGGGTTTGATTGCCTGTTAAAAGCCAGTTTTCAGAAGTTTTTAAGGCTTGCGCTAATAAAATTAATCTCTTACCTGTTGGGTTGTTTACCCCACTGATCCAGTTAGTAACTGTCCCTTTACTGGCACCAGTAGCGGCAACTAAGTCTTTATGTTGTAAACCCAGCTCAAACATACGCTGAGCAATTCTATCTGATGTGGTTTGCATAATGATTAAGCCTAATGTTTGTTTAAAATACTAAACAAAAAAATTGACATATTCCTAAACTTATCGTTCAATAAACTAAACAAAGTTGTTTAGGTAAATAAACATGACCGTGGATGATTTACGGGCTTTCTATAAAGCAAAAAGTGATGCAGAGCTCGCAAGAATTCTTGGGCGTGATCGCTCTGTAATTAATTATTGGCGAAAAGGTATCCCTTTAAGCACTCAAGCCGTTTTTGAAATTTCAACAAAGGGGGAGTTAAAAGCAAATATTGCCCCTTTGCCTGCAAATTCTTAGGTGAGCCTATGTCTGAAAAGCTTACTGAAAGCATCACTTTTAAATGCACGTATGAAGAAAAGCGTGAATTTGAAGCGATAGCCAAAGCCGAAAAAACCGATGTTTCTAAATTAAGTCGTGTTTGCATGAATCAAAAAATCTCGGAAGTGAGGGAATACCTAAATTCTCTCAAAGCCTTTGCACGTCTTACCACAGAAACAATAGATACAGACTTTGCGCTGACAGCGCAGCCACGATTGATTGATGTAACACCAAAACATTCAGGCGTGAAAAAAGCCCAACTGTGCGACCAGTTGAGCCTTTTAGCCGTTCACTCAGAAAAGTAAACGAGGTTGGAAACCGATGATGAATTTAACACGAAACAAATACTTATTGAAAGGGGGGAGCTAATGAATGAGTTGGCTCTTTTCGCAGGCGCTGGTGGCGGAATACTCGGATCGCATTTGCTTGGATGGAAAACCGTGTGCGCAGTTGAACGTGATGCCTACGCAGCACAAGTTTTGGCGCAACGACAAAATGATGGAATTCTCCCGTCTTTCCCAATTTGGTCTGACGTGTGCAGTTTTGACGGAAAGCCATGGAGAGGAATTATTGACGTTATATCTGGCGGATTTCCATGCCAGGACATCAGTTCGGCAGGTAAAGGAGCTGGAATTGATGGAGCAAGATCAGGGATGTGGGCCGAGATGGCTCGAATTATTGGTGAAGTACGACCGAAATTCGTGTTCGTGGAAAACTCACCAATGCTTGTTTCAAGAGGACTTACCCGAGTCATCGGTGATCTTGCCCAAATGGGGTATGACGCAAAATGGGCACGTTTTTCAGCATCCAATTTCGGAGCGCCCCATCAACGTGACCGAATCTGGATTGTTGCCAACACCAGTGGCATCAGATTGGAAGAGAAATGGATCACCAGCGGATTACGCACGAAAGTCACCGACTCTAGGAGCGATTGTTCAAATGTATCCAACCCCCAAAGCTTCAGATGGAAACAAGCGCGGAAAGGTAAGCAGTCATCATCAAAACGGATTAGCGGGAGCAGTCAAGAGTGGACACGGTGGTGGTGTGTTGAACCCGAATTGGGTCGAGTGGCTGATGGGGTGGCCCATCGGGTGGACAGACTTAAAGCCATTGGGAATGGACAAGTTTCATACGTGGCTAAGAGCGCATTCGAATACTTGAGGAATGATAAATGAATACTGCAAAAGTAATTCCATTTCGCAAGCCTCAAGAGAAAATACAAGAGGCTGGATCAAACATGTATAGCAATAAGTTCGAACAAGGCTATGTAATGTCTAGTCGCTTGTATCGTTACGAGGTTTATCCGTTCCTAAGTGATGCGGCTAGAAATGTTTATGCGGAATTAGAAAACCGTATCAATGGACATAATAAAGAATCTGATTTTGTTAGCTACTCTCAATTGCAGGGTGGTGATCTTGAAGGTTCACGAAAAATGGGGAGAACAACAGTATCTAACGCTCTGCAAGAGCTTATTAAATTAGGTGTTATTACGGTCACGGCTAATGGCAAACAGGGGATGAAATCTTACAGATTAAATGAAGTTTCCCTCAAAGATCAGTTCACTAACAAGACTAGTCCTACTACAAGACTAGTCCGCAAACAAGACCATACTAGTACAGCTAGTGAACCAGTAACTAGTCCTGTAACAGGACACACAATAGATAGATCTATAGAATCTTTAGAAGAAGATAATAATAAGAAATTCACCGCACAAAGCCGTGCACTGAATTTCGTTGAATATCACCCACAAGATCGAACAGCGATTTCATTCAAAGACCTTTGCGAAAAATATCCAGCTGTAGTCGATTTTCACGATCAAGCCAAAATTAGTTATCCAAATCATTCAAGTGACCGCATCTTTGAAAATCTCAAAGCTATGGCGCAATGGTCTTTGGATAAATCAAATCACACGCCGCAAAAGTGGATGTCGATCTGGTTGACCACGTTCATGAAGAATTTGAGAACTGATGCTGAAGAACAGGCTTATCAGCAACGTCAAAACAAACCAGCTCAACAGAAATCGAATACTGCACAAAAACCGCAAAGTCGATTCGGACACTTCCTACAACCAAACCAACAGCAAAACGAAATTCGAGATATCGAGGGGGAATCACGCAATGTCTGAACCTCAAAATTATGATGTGGCTTTGTTTGAGAGCGCTTTTGAAGTCACTTTTCCAGTTGAAATAGCGCAGAGAATGCTCGCAAAAATGGAGGGTCTATTCGGATCTGAGTTTGATCGAGTACACGGTAAAACCGATTCGAATCTTTTGATCGAATTACTACGTGAAGCGCTTGAAGGCATCACACCGCAACAATTGAAAAGCGGTTGGGACCGTATTCGATCTGAACGTTGGTGCCCAACAATCGCAGGGATTAGAGATTTATGTCTCATCGATGATGACTGGTGGTCGGCTGAATTGGCTTGGGTCAAAGCAATGAACTTTGAAGCCGATCAAAACTCTGAAATCACAATCATTGCGAAACACTCACTCGATGATGTACGTCAAATTTTGAAAGTTGAGGGGCAAAAGGCAGCACACAGAGCATTCATCGAAATCTACAAAGACAACGTGACTAACGCGAAGAAATCTAATCGTGTTCAAGTCATGTATGTAAATCCCAAAAAGACCGAGAGAACTAAACAACTTACGAACGATGAGAGAAATCGTAGTGGCGTGCCATGTCCACCAGAGTTATTGGCGAAAGTTAGAAGGGGGATGCCAGTATGAGCACTACTCAGTCACATGGATATATGTTTGAAATTACGATAGAAATTTTACTGTTTATAACCTGTAGAACAAGCAAAACATACGTGCAAGATATCATGGATGAAGTTGTTTCAGGTGTGAGTGCTAGAACTGTTCAAAGGTATCTAAATTCGCTGCAGAAGCACGGATATATTCAGGGAGATAACCAACTGCCACAAGGCTTTGTTCCAACTTTGAAATCTAAACAAACATTTGGAGTGGGCTTATGACAACACTTCGATGGAGCGAACAACAGCTACAAGCGCACTTAAAAGCACATCAAAACCGATCAGGCTTAGCGCGTGAGCGACTTAAACAAGAAAATCAAGTAAAGGTACAGCAAGCTAAGAAAAACGCAATACAAGCGAATTTAGAGCGAAATACAGACTATGACGAAAATCAGGTTTTGTTTTGTGAAATCGCTGCAACTCCACCAAGTGTGAATCACTACTGGGAGCGTCACGGTAAAGGCATGAAATTGAGTGATAAAGCACGTCAGTTTCACGCCGTGATTAATGCGCTTATACCAGCTCTGAGACTCACTACACGTTTAAAACTCGAAGTGACTTTTCATTTTCCAACCATGCAAAAACGAGATATCGATAACCATTTGAAAGCAACTATCGATTCTTTAGTGAAGTGTGGATTTTGTGAGGATGATGAACAGTTCGACGAGCTTCATGTAAAGCGTGGAAGCGTCGTCAAAGGTGGCTTAATTCGTTTGAAAGTCTGGGAACTTTAAGGGGAATAAATATGGATATGACGGTTGATTCTGTAGCGTTTGCCACTGATCCTCGCGCGCGCGCGCGTTTTATTAATCAAAAAAATAAAAAGACGGTTAAGGAATTTCGCGTTAAACAGCGTGGATATAAGCGTCCAGACTTCAACCGTATGATCTTAGATTTGTGCAATCACTTTGGTTGGACGCATGAAAAGATCGCATTCATTTTGCCCGTGTCTGGTGCTTCTACAGTCTCAGAATGGGCGAGAGGTGGCATTCCAAATTATGACAACGGCGCGGCATTTATCGAGCTGTGGCAAACGGAAACAGGCATTGAGCGATACCCGCGTGAAGGGGAATGGCAGACCTACAAATACAAGTTAGGTCAGTTAGATATTTTTGAAGACGGCGGTCTATGTGACCAAGTGATTGATGAGTTGGATCGGGAGATAGGATTGTGAAATCAGTTTGTATTATTGCTAGTGATAACGTGGTGATTGATGGTGATGTGGTTTTTATAGATCAGGAGAAATTTGGGTCTGAAATAGTGGTTTATCTGCCGCTCGGCATTGAGAATTTCAAGATAATACAAAGAGGATTGCATGTTTTTGCCTACGGATTACCGCCAAAAAAAGGATTGAAACTAAAACTACTTTGGTTTTGGCACATGGTTGTTCTGCGTAAATCACACGTGTATTTAACAGGGGCGCTTAGATAATGCCTCCTGATTATACCCATATCGAGAATGACGGTACGCCGTGGAAGTACGATAACAATGAGTGGTTCTTTTGGCGTGATGGCTTTGGTTGGATTCAGTATGTAGGTCAAAAGCCTACGAGTTTTTATAATAAGTTTCGGGAGAGATAATTGAATGAATATCTGTATTGAAACACCTGACAAAGAAACATGGGATAAGGCTCAATTGGCTTGCTTTGAAAATGGATGGGATTGGGAAGGTGAGGAATGGCCCGAGTGGGATCATGATCTTCAAAAGGATGTATGGAAATCATCTCCTGAGTTTTCATTAAATCATGAAGGTTGGCATGAAGATGTTAGTCACCTATGTGTCATGGATGGCGTTCTGTGTGTAAATTATATTGGGGATGGTGATCCAATTGAGGATGGTTTTGTTCTAAAGACCATTGATGAGATAAGTCGTAAATAATCACCCAGCAAACCATAATCAATAACCCCTCAAATTAGCCCTATCGGACAATAAACAACGATAGGGCTTTTTTATGTCTCGCAAACTTCAAACACCAGGTGCAACTGAACCCGAATTAACACCAGGTGTAACTGAAACCGATCCAAACGGCGAAAACGTTTCTAATGAAATGTCTACCAATCCTGAATCAACTGAATCTCAAGATACAGCTGAACCAATTCAGATCAATGACGTACGTCTAGACCTAATTCTTGAAAACCAAAAACGCATCGAATCAAAACTCGACCAATTGCTTAAAGCTGGTGGTGTAGAAGCGAAGAAGAAAACACGTTGGGTTCAAGGTAAACACGGCTTAGAGCAAAAGGAAATCTAATCATGTGTGGTGGCGTAGTAGGGAAAGTCATCGGAACGGTGACAGATGCAGTTGGTCTTACTGATACCAAAGCAGCGTCAAAAGGGTTCGATGCTCAAGCAGCAGAAGCACAAGCGAAGAAAGAAGCGCAATTGGCTGAGAACGATGCTAAGGCGCAACGTAAGAAACGTAAAGCCTCTGATGTGCTTGCTTCAGCAGAAGAAAACGAAAAGAAAACAACATTAGGCGGTTAAGGCATGAGTGAACTAGCAAAACAGCTATGCAAACGACTTGGAGAAATGCGTTCTGAGCGCGCCAAGTACGAGTCGCATTGGACTGAGTGTTACAAGTTTGGTGCACCTGAGCGCCAACAATGTTTCAGTGGTGGCAGTGATTTAACTGGCACACGTGAGAAACAACGTGCTGATTTGCTAGATTCAACTGCTGCAGATTCTATTCAAACGTTTGTGTCGAATTTAATTAGTGGTACCACACCAGCGAATGCAATTTGGTTTAAGGCTGTACCTGATGGTATGGACGATCCAGCCGAATTAACTGAGGGTGAGCACTGGTTAGAGCAGGTTGCACAGTTCATTTTCCGTAACATCCACGGCGCGAATTACGATTCTGAAATCTTCGACGTGATGATTGACTTTGCGATTGCTGGTTGGTGTGTCATGTACCAAGACATTGATCGTAAGAAAGGTGGTGGATACGTATTCCAAGGATGGCCAATTGGTGAGTGCTTTATTGCATCAACTCGTTCAGATGGCTTAATCGATACTATTTTTCGTGAATACACTAAAACTGCAGCACAGATCGTCAATGAGTTTGGGGGGCACAAGGTCAGTCAAGCCGTTCAAGATGCATTTAAAAACCGTCCTGATGATCGTTTTAAATTACTGCGTGTGATTCAACCACGTGATGTTAAAACGCCGTTAGATGGCCGTCCATTGCTTCCAAAGAATATGCCTTTTGCTTCATATCATTTGGAAGTAGACAGTAAGCATATGCTGAAAGAATCAGGCTACAACGAGTTCCCATGCGCGGTACCACGTTTTAGAAAAATACCTGGTTCAGTTTACGGCGTAGGGATTATGTCAACCGCATTACCAGATGCAAAGACAGCCAATACATTGATCAGAGATACGCTACGCAGTGCTGAAATCGACATTCTAGGTATGTGGGTAGCAGAAGATGACGGCATTCTAAATCCTCGTACAGTGCGCTTAGGTGGTGGGAAAATCATTACAGCGAACAGTACCGATTCATTGAAGCGCTTAGATTCAGGTCGAGGCTTCGTGGTTGGGGATGGTCTACTTGAAAAAATTCAGTCAGGGATACGCCGTAAATTATTGGCTGATGGTCTGACTCAACACTACAACACACCGCCAACTGCAGCTGAAATCTATGCGCGTGTAGACATGATTCGTCAGCAATTAGGTCCGTTGTATGGACGTGCACAAGCTGAACTACTAGTTCCACTTTTAGAGCGTTCATTTGGGCTTGCTTATCGTGCTGGTGTGCTTGGAGAAGCTCCTGAAGAACTTGTCGAGCGTAATCTTTCTTTCAAATTTATCTCACCTTTGGCACGTGCTCAAAAGCTTGAAGAAGTCTCAAGCATCGAGCGTTTGATGATGTCACTCAGTTCAATCATTGAAGTAGATCCAAACACTCTAGACAACGTTGATACAGATGCGATTCCTCACGTTATTGCAGCTGGTTTAGGTGTGCCAACGTCAATCATGCGAACGACTGAAAAACTTGAGGCATATCGAGAAGAGAAGGCCCAAAGACAACAACAGGCTCAAGCCCAAGAGCAAGAAGCAATCATGGCTCAACAAATGACTGGTGCGGTTGCTCAAGGTATGGGTAAAGGGTTAGAGGCTCAAATGGTAAGTGAGGCTGTTCAATGATTGGTTTTTTCATAGCAATTTTAACGGTAATGCTTTTAGTCAAGGGCGTAATCATCCGTCAATTGATCCAAGAAAACCGTTTAAACAAGCGCAATGCTGAATACTACAAAGCCAAGCTTGATGAACATTCAAAACCTTTCCAGCAGTTGCTTAACGAAGAAGAAGCCAAAGATGAACGTGGGTATCACTTCAAATGGCGTCAAGTTAAGAAACCTACGTCTATGACCTATCGATTGCATTTCGATATGAGTGGAGATGGTCAACGAATTTTAGAAGAACTCACTTCACGATTTAAACGAAATGTTTTTACCGATGATGAGCGTGAAACGTGTCGCCGTATAGGTCGTGCGGAGGTCGTTGACTTCATCATCAACCGAATTAATACAGCCAATGATCCTCGCTATAGCGAGCAATTAGAAATTGCACATATGGAGCAAAACAATGAATGAATCACAAACAACAGACACAACGAACGTACCAACAACTGAACAAACACAAGCGCCAGTTGTGGACACAACAACTACAGAAACGCCTAGTGCGGATCAAAACAACCAACAGCAACAAGCTGAAAACAATCAAGTACCGACACCAGTTGATGTACCTGAATCAGCTGATGCCTATTCAGTTGAGATTGATGGCTTTGATTTTGATGCTTTCAAGTCGGGTAATGCCGAAGTGCTTAAATCCTTTCACGCTGAAGGTATGACCAATGCTCAAGTCACGGCGGTCGTTAAAGCATTTGATGAGCATAACGCCGTGCAGATTGAAGCATTACAAGAAGAATGGGGTACTGATTTTAATGCAAATGTGAATCTAGCAAAGCAAGCCATTGAAGCTTTAGGTTTTCAGGCAAGTGATTTGGATTCACCGATTGGAGCTTTGAAGCTTGCTGCAGCAATTGGTAAGCAAATTCAGGAAGATTTACCGCCATCAAACACACAGCAAAGCGGTAGTGAAACAATCACACAATTAATGATGTCAGAAGCGTATAGCGATGCAAATCATCCTGATCACAAGTCGGTGACTGCGCGTATCAATGCTTACTATGAAAAACAATATCAGGATTAATAAGGGGCAAGTCCAATGGCTCAAGATATCGCAACCAATGGTGGCATGATCTCCGCAGCATTTAAGCGTCAATTCCACGATGCTTTTGAAGTGAAATGTCAACAAACACAATCAGTATTGCAGGTCTTAACGACTGATCGTGGTCAGATTCAAGGTTCATCTTTTACTGTGAATGACCTTGGTACTGTAGAGATGGAGGCAATGACAACACGCTTTGCCGATACTAAATGGTCTGTACCTGAAGCTGGTACTCGCTTAGTAGCTATGGCTGACTATGGATTATTCGTACCGATCGATCCACGTGATGAAGCAAAATTGTCTGCTAATCCTACATCACCTTACATGCAAGCATGTCTCGCTGCAGAACATCGCCAGCGTGACAAGGTGATCATTGCAGCTGCTGGTGCATCAGTTCAGCGTAAAACTGCTGACGGCGAGAGTTATACAAACTTGGCTCTGCCGTCTACTCAAATCATTGGTGCAAATGCTACACCAGTAAATAAAGCGAAGATCGCAAAAGCACGTGCGTTATTTCGTAAGAATCATGCTGACAATGCGCCGTTATACTTCATTTACAACTCTGAAATTCTTGAGCAGATTTTAGTGGATGATGAACTCACCAAATGGGATCGTGACACTATCCAAGCGATTCAAGATGGTGATGTGGCTAAAAAATGGGGTGGATTCATTTGGCTACCATATGAAGACTTGCCAGCAGGTACAGGTTCAACAGAACAGGCGCCAGTTGGTCGTACTTTCGTAGTGGCTAAGGGTGGTATTCACTATGGACGTAATTCGATTTCAAACTTCGATATTACAGTTCGTGGGGATAAATCAAACACCAAACAAATCGGTGGTATCGCATCTTATGGTGCTGGCCGCTCTAACGAACAGAAAGTTGTAGCGCTCGACTTCGTACGTTAATCAGTTTTGGCCTAACACTTTTCAGCAAGAGTGTTAGGTCTTTTTTTATATCAAGTAAATTCAGCTAAAGGATTTTTAAAATGAGTAACTCAGAACAACAAATCGAACAAGAAATTCAAGACAAAGGCCTAAATGCACCACGTTTAACACCTAATCATATTGATTCAATTATTGTTGATCAATATTACTTCACCGCAGCTAATGCGCAGTGGGGTGCCGACCCAAACACAACATCATTAATCGGCATGCACAAGCAGTTGGAGACTCTAACCTTTTGTGTGTTGATCTTGAAAAATGGATTCACTGTTACAGGGGAATCCTCATGCGCAAGTCCTGAAAATTTCGACGCAGAAATTGGTAAAAAAATTGCGTACGAAAATGCACGCAACAAAGTGTGGATGCTTGAAGGATATTTACTAAAAGAAAAACTACATCAATCTAAATTGGATACGCAGTTCTAACACCCAACAAACCTAATCAAAGAAGCCCTCAATATGAAATAAAATTGAGGGCTTTTTTATGACTACAACAAGAGTATCTATCTGCAATCATGCGCTGAGTTTGATTGGTGATCGGGGCATTACAGGGTTTGATGAAAATACAGCAACAGCTGAACGTTGCAGAAGTCTATACGATCAGACACGTAAATCGATCTTGCGTGATCATCCTTGGTCATGTGCTAAAAAACGTACCATTCTTGCGCCAATTACCACACATCCTAGCTTTGGCTATGCGCATGCGTTCCCATTACCACGAGATTTTATTCGTATCATCAGCGCTAATACAGAGTGCTATGAAATCGAAGGTCGTCATATCCTTGCCAACCAAAATCAAATCAACCTCGAGTACATCTTTGATAACGACAATGAAGATGAATGGGATTCGATGCTGGTTGAAGCTATGGCGCTTAAATTAGCTTCGAGACTCAGTAAACCGAATACAGGAAGTGATGCAGCAGGGCAATCAGCATTAGCGGAATATGAGCGTTTGTTACGCCGTGCACGAGCAATCAATGCACAAGAGCGACCTAGTGAAGAAATGCAGTATGCACCATCACGCTACGTGGGGAGTCGTTACTAATGGCTAGACAATGGTTATTAAAAAACAATCTCAGCAGTGGTGAGCTATCTCCATTACTCCATACTCGAACAGATATTCAGCAGTATGGAAATGGTGCAAAGACGCTATTAAATGCGATTCCACTTGTTGAAGGTGGAGCTAAGAAAAGACCAGGTACAAGATTCAAGGGTGTATTTGACGATTGCCTTCGCCTAATCCCGTTCATTCCAAATTCAGAAAATGCGTACATGATCATCCTTAAGATCGGTCATTTGTATGTCTATGATCCACGGTCGAATACAACGGTATGGTCAGTAGAAACGCCATACGATACGGCGCAAAAGATCAAAGAAGTTCAATTTGCACATACACGGTACCGCATGTATTTCGTGCAGGGTGAAACACCAGTTTATCGTTTTATTTGTTCTGCAGATTTTACCAATTGGCAATTCAGTCCATTTAACTTCACGACACAGCCTACAGATGAACTCGGATCTTCGCCAAACGTTGCTTTAAAACCATCAGGTACGGATGTTGGTAAAAATATTAGTCTGACCGCTACAGCTTTTCCATCTTGGAACAATGCAGAGCAATACCTTATTGGTGACCGTGTGATTTACATGGGGCAAACATGGCGAGCGATAGTCGACAATAAAAACGCAATACCTGCTGAATCTGCATCACAGTGGGAATTAGTGACAAATGTAGATGCTTCAGTATTCAATTCAAGTCATATTGGTGCAGTAGTCTCTATCAACGGTGGTCAGGTCAAGATCACATCGATCAGTTCACCTACAGTGGTAATGGGTGAAGTCATGGTCAAGTTGAATGCGGATGTACAAGCAATCGCAAAGTCTTGGACTTTGGGATCATTGGCATTTACATCAAGTACAGGTTACCCACGGACGGTTGTATTTTTCAAACAAAGACTGGTATTTGCCAATACAAAAACCAATCCGAATCAGATGTGGTTTAGTTCGATTGGAAATGACGGCGACTTTTTGGAGTCGACTCAGGATTCAGATGCATTTAGCATCGCTTCATCATCTGCTCAGTCAGATAATATTTTGCATCTTGCTCAACGTGGCGGCGTGGTTGCGCTTACAGGTGGCTCAGAGTTTCTGATTAGTTCGACTGGTGCACTCACACCAGCTTCGGCACAGATCGACCAACACACATCATACGGCGTTCAAAAAGATGTACGACCATGTTTAGTCGGTAATGAATTGTTATTTGTTCAACGTGGTGGTGAGCGTTTAAGAGCATTGTCATACCGCTATGAAGTGGATGGTCTGACTTCACCAGAACTTTCAGCAGTTGCACCACATATTTCTCAGAATCACGGTGGCATCAAAGAGATTGCTTATCAACAAACGCCGTATAGCCTTGTCTGGATGGTCTTGGGTGATGGGAAAGTAGCGAGTATCACACTTAACCGTGATCAGGAAATGAATGCATGGTCACTACATGATTTCGGTGCAGATGTAATCTCGATATGTGCCTTGCCAACCAGTACTGGATCAGATCAATGTTTCATGCTCACTGATCGAAATGGCAAAACATTTCTTGAAGAAATCACGGATAGCGCATTGAGTGATTGTGAATTCTTAGTCACGAACTCAACGCTTGATGCAAATATGCAGAAGTTAGTCGATCCGCTCTATAACTGGTCTGAATATGACGGTTATTTTTACAGTGAAGATTATCCCGATGGTGTGGCTACAGCGTTTCTAGGTCAGCCATTTGAGATGGTCGTTGATTTGCTTGCACCTGATTTTAGCCAGGTACCATCAACCATGATGTTCCATAAAATTATGGTCCATGATGTTGTGGTGTGGCTCAATAAATCGATTGGTGGTTATGTCAATGAATATGAGTTTCAGCACAAGCGAAATGATCAATGGGCCTTTCAGAATCAGCCATTTACAGGCTACACCGAAGTAGCACTAAGTGGTTGGATGCCACTGCATGAACTACAAATTAAATTAACACACAACAAACCTCTACCGTTTCACGTTCAAAGTATCTCTATGTTGGCATCAGTGAACGAGAAATAAAATGTATGTACGTGCAGCAGAAGAACGAGACGTTCCAGTATTAGTAGATTTTGGCGAAAAACTTACTCAAGAATCGGAGCGTTTCAAATCTCAAGGGTTCGACACAAAACGTGCGACCCAAGTATTTGAAAAACTAATTGATGAATACGGTTCAATCTTTGTTGTTCTAGATAATGAGTTTGAAGTGGTCGGGACGCTAATTGGTGCCATTGATATTGATTGGCGAACTGGTCATAAGGTCGCATATGAGCATGGTTTATACGTATTACCTGAGTATCGTAAGTCAGGTGCAGCATCAGATTTAATCAAAGCATTCGTTTTATGGTCTGAAATGCATAGTGCTGATCGAATAAGCGTTGGAACTATCACAGGAATTCATGCTGATAAGACTGTAAAGCTTTATGAATCGCATGGGTTTGAACTCACTGGCTATGTATTGGAAAAGGATATTTAACTATGTGTGGTGGTAAAAGCGGTGGATTGATTAGCGATATTTTCAGCAGTGTTGAAAACTCTATGAATGCTGTTCAAACACGTGCTGAAGCGAAAGGTAATGCCAAAACGGTACGCTCAGTAGCACGTGTTGAGGCTGAAAAAGCTAGACTTATGGCAAAAAATAATGCTGGTTCAGCACGTGCAGCAGCGGCAGAAAATGGACTTGATGTTGATGTCGGTTCAGCAGCTGCTATTCAAGATGAATTTATCTCTGATGGTGCTTATAACGCTGCAATCATGATTCAAGATGCAGACAATAACGCTTCAAATATTCGAAGAGCTGGAAGCATACAATCAAATAGCTATGGTTTGAGATCGGCAAGCAGTGCGATTAGTGCTGGTGCACGTGTAGCAGGGTGGAAATAATTATGGTGATGATTCCTCGTTCACAAGGTCGAATTAATTCTAGTCCGCAATTAAGACAAAGCCCCGCATTTTCAGGTCTTTCTAATTTAGGTCAAGCAATAGGCGGTGTGGTTGATGCAAGAAATGAATTAGCCACCAAAGAAGCCAAGGTCAAAGTTGATGACATCTTGACGGTAGAACTATCGGAGCAAGTTACTAAGCTTAAAAACGATGTGGCAAACGGCGCAATGGGTGCAGAAGATGCGAATAAATTATTAAGTGGTTGGTCAGAGAAACGATTTAAAGAAATTGAAAATGATCTACCACAGCATGCACGTCAGGATTTAAAAAACCATTGGACCAGTAACGTCAATCGAAATGGTACAGGTTTTCTACCATTGCAGTTGAGAGCTGATGAACAGCGCGGTTTAAACGTTGCTGATCGTATGACTGAAATTGCGACACGTATGCCACGTCAACAAGGTGCAGAATATTTAAAAAATAATATTTCGACTTTGAATATTCCTGAGCATGTAAAACAGCAACGCCTGAGTACTTACAACACTTCAATGGATCTCATAGAAATTGATAGCCGTATAACTAAAGCGATCGAAACAAAGAACACTCAAGACTTACAAGCTTTGGTAGGTGAACTCGATCAAGGTAAATACGGTTATCTTGATGGTCAGCAAGCACAGCAAAAGAAAGCCCAAGCACAAAGCCGTATCGATGCGATTAATAAACAGGTTGAGGTCGAAGAAAATAAACGAGTGCAAATGGCGGGTAAAGTTTTCGGAGATTTTAAAACTCAAGTTCTCACAGGGCGTATGTTGGATGAAGAGTATTCCTTGAACGTTGAAAAAGCTGTTTCAGGTACTGAACATGAAAGTGAGTTCAAATTTTATAAGCAGCAGTCTAATAATTTTCAGCACTTTAATCAGCTATCCACCACTGAGCAACTCAAGCGTATCAATCAGCAAAAATCTAAAATGGCTAATAGTCCTTCAGCCGATCCAGCTACTGAAGAAAAGATTCTAGGTGTATTTGAATCTCTGCATGCTGAGAAGTTAGAGAATATTAAGAAGAATCCTAATCAAGCTGTGTCAGAGGCTGGTTTAAAGGTTCATACGCTTTCATCTAGTGAATTGCGTAGCAGTCCGAAATCATTTGTCTCTAAATTGATTGATAACGGCGTAAATCAAATTGCGTTGAAAGATGCAAATCTATCAGTACGTCCAATTTCAGAAGAAGATTTACCAGAAGCACGAAAAGCCTTTGAAGCTATGCCAGTGAATGAAAAGCTGAATTTTATCGGTGAATTGATTGGGCAGTCCAAAGGTGTTCAGGATGGTTCATCTTTGTGGGGATCAGCTTTGGGGCAGTTAGGTTCTGGAGATTTATCTTACGTGATGGCTGGTGTAGCGCGTATGAATAACTATAGGTCGACAAAAGGTGAGGACGTTGCGACTGCGATAGTAAGTGGCACACAAGCTTTAAAAAATAAACAATTGATTTTGCCAAAAGATGATTTGCTTCGTCAGGAATTCGGAAAATATGTGGGTACATCTGTCACAGGTACTACAGCAAATATGAGCTTTTCAGCATTTAAATCAATCTATGCTCATTTGACAGAACGTGATAACTACCAGCATAAAGATAAAGACGATATCAATAAAAACTTAGTTTCTACTGCACTCAGTATGGCCACTGGTGGTGTATATAAACAAAACGTGAAATATGGTCAATCTGATTGGAAAGTCTCAAAACCATATGGCATGGATGATACAAATTTTGAAAGCCACTTAGAAAAAGGCTACAACACGATAGCCAAGCAAACAGGCTTAAGTGTTGCTGAATTACAAGACTTACGTTTACGCCGTTCTGATAAACGTTCAGCACGTGGTGAAATTCAATATGATTTGATCAATGAGCGCGGAACCCCATTAATTGTTAATGGTGCAATTTGGCGAATCAACCTGAATGGAGTAACTAAGTAATGAGCAACTGGTTATCTGAATTTGCAGGCGAAGAACAGCGTCAAATTGATGAGTTAAACTCCAAGGGTCTTGCACATAAACCCATTGAGCAACCGAAAGAAGTTGGATTATTTGATGGTGCTGTTAGTGCGCCTTTTCGTGGTATGGCTGCTGGATTTGCTAAAGTTGGTGAAACTGTCATGGCACCAGTTGATGCCGTGGTAGATCGTGTATCGCATTCTTTGAGGGATGTACGAACAGAGGAATTTATAGAGCCTTATTCTGTCTATAAAGAAAATAAGGATAAGGTACGTGATGAGCTTATCTATGGATCAATCGATTATCTTGAAGACAAGGAAAATACAGGCACTATTGGGAATATAGCATTTAGCCTTGGTGACTATGCCACACGTGCAACCTTAGGCGGGGCAATTGGTGGTATTGGTGGTGCAGCAGCTGCAACAGGACTATCAGAAACTAATCATGTCTATGGTGATTTAACACGCCAAGGTGTTGATAGTGATACAGCCACACAAGTTGCTTTGACCGATGGTGCGGTTGCAGCAGTATCGACCGTTTTGCCGATGTCTTATGGATTTAAGGGCACAGGTGGATTGATCAAAGATGGATTGCTCTCAATAGGTGGGGCGACTGCTTTATCTACTGCAGGTCAGTATGCATCGAATCAAGCTCTTGAGTCTGAAGGATATGACAAGCAAGCAAAGAAATATGAAGTCACAGGCGAATCAGTAGCAACAGATGTACTTTTAAATACTCTGTTTTTTGGTGCTGGACGCTATATGTCTAATGCTACTCCTGAGCAAAAACATGCTGCACTTGTCGCAAATGAAATGGAGTTTGATAAGACATTAGAGCCAGTAAATACAACTAATCCAATTCAAGAAAACAATCACTATAAAAATTTGGATAAAGCGAAAGCTGATTTAGTTGCTGGTCGACCAGTCAATATTCCTCATGAAGTACAGGGCGAAGAGAAGAAACGTCCAGTCCAATATGAAAATATGGCAATTCCAGCAAACGCTAAATTGATTGCACGCAAGGCACAGCAAGAAGGAATTGATCCGTCAGTAGCTTTGGTTATTGGCCACATAGAAACAGGTGGTCAATTTAGTTCAACTGCTAAAAATCCAACGTCTACGGCGCATGGCTTATTCCAAGTTCTGGATAAGACTTGGAGTAATTTAGGTGGTCGAGATCGTAACAGTGTGGACGAACAAATCCGCATTGGCTTCAAGCATATGAAACAGGCGGAAAGCACGATCCGTAAAAGTATTGGCCGTGAACTGCAACCGCATGAACATTATCTAGGGCATTTACTTGGACCTGGTGGCGCAAGTGCAGTTCTAAAAGCAGATCCAAATACAAAGCTGATTGATGTGGTTCGCAAGTACGATCCAAAGAATGCCAATGACATTGTGGTAAATAATGGCATGCAGGGTATGACCGTTGGTCAAGCTATTGGTAAATGGCGCAGTAAATGGAATCAATTAAGTGCTCGATATGGTGGTACCAATACCAGCACAGCAATGGGGATGGATGGTTCAAGTTATGACTTTGCTTATGAAGTTAAATCACTTGATGAGCTCATTGCATCGAATGATTTAGCTTATGGCGTCAATCCTAATTATCCAAGTGAATTACAACCACGTGACCGTACACGTGAAGCATCACGCCAACAGATCGAGCAAATGGCGAATGACTTAAAACCTGAATGGCTCGGTGAATCTCCAAAGCTGTCTGATGGTGCACCTATTATCGGTATGGATAACGTAGTTGAATCAGGCAACGGACGTACACTGGCCATTGCAAAAGCTTACGAGTCAGGCAAAGCAGATGCATACCAACAGTTTGTTGCAGACTATGCCACATCAAAAGGCATCGATATAACAGGCATAAACAAGCCCGTTTTAGTCCGTACGCGCCTAACAGATACTGACCGTGTGCAATTTGCTCGCTTAGCTAATGAGTCTGATGTGGCGCAATTCAGCGCTACTGAAAGAGCTGTTTCAGACGTTGATCGTTTACCAGACTCATCCATGATTAATTTTAATTCAGACGGATCAGTCAACTTAGATGGTTCGATGGATTTTGTACGTGGATTTATTTCATCATTACCTAAGGCTGAACAAGCTACGATGATGACGGCTGAAGGGCGATTAAACCAAGATGGTAAACGCCGTATTGAATCTGCATTGGTACAGCGTGCATACGGTGATTCAAGTCTAGTAACTCGATTGGCTGAATCTTTGGATGATGATAGTAAAACGGTTTTAAATGCATTGCTTCGTAGCGCTCCACAACTTGCACAGCTCGGTGATTTGGTTAAGCAAGGGGGTAGACATCAAAACACTTTAGCAAGTGATTTAGCACAAGCAGCGCAAAAACTGAGTGATCTAAAGGCCAATGGCCATAACGTTCAAGACTATTTAAACCAAGGTCAGTTAATAGATGATGGACTTACACCTGGTGCAAAACAGTTCTTAAATGTATTTGATCAAAATAAACGAAGTGCTAAAGGGATTTCAGAGAATATTCAATCTGAAATTGATCGTATCGAAAGCATGGGAGATCCGCGACAAGGTTCTTTGTTTGGTGATGGTCCTGAAGAATCAGCGGCTTTGGATATTATTATGCAAAATCCTGATCAACAGATTTCAGTTAGTCGTATGCGTCCAGATGGTGAGATGGAAGAAATCACGATGACATTGCGTGAACGTTTGGATGAATTGGAAGCAGAAGTTAGACAAGCTCAAGAAGACACTTTGGCAACTCAGACGGCGATTAGTTGTGCTTTGCAGTTTGGTGAGTAAAAGTGTGCATACTTTTTAAAATCAATATGTTAGCTGTAAATGGTGTATAATTAAACTGTGGTGTGGGTTATTTGATTCACATTGTTTTTTAATTTACTAATATAAGGAGCTCACATGAGCTATTTAGATATTATCCAATCAGAGCACTGTTACGATGTTACATTCACCAATGACTACGGTAAGCCTGTAACTATTCACTGTATTACCAATTTAAAATTAAATGATGATAAGGAGCAAATGAAGCGTGACTTATCTTATTTATTCGGACGCGGAGTGATTAACTTTAAACCGAGATGATTTACCCAACAAACCCAACCTTAACAAATGCTCAGATGATCAAAATTATCTGGGCATTTTTATTATGAAAGAACAATGTAAAGCCGCCGTAGCCAAAGCACTGGGTAAAGCATCCCTAACGGCTCAAGAAGCTGCAAATATTGATCAACGTGTTATTGATGCTAAAAAAGCTTTAGCACGTAAAGATATTCAAAAATGGCGCAATCTATCCGATGCTGAAAAGTTAGTTAAAGCTGGTGAGTTTGTAGCTACAGATATTCAAGAACAATTAAAACGAAAACATAAAATAGCAGCTCAAGATATTCTCACTCAAAATAAAAACTTAGCTTTACTTGATCATCCAACTTTATCAGCCAGTGAAGTTGTAGACCGAATGGTTGCAGCACACGGAGATATGTCGGGAATTCAATCTTTGGATTCTAAAGCGCGTGCAATTGCATCTATTTACCGTGGTGAGCTAGTAGACTTCTATACCAACATCAAGGGCGGTTTAGGTGTGTTTACCGATGCTGATTTGGTGCAAAAAATTGTCCGTGAGCGTTTTGGTGATAATACTGGTGATCCATTAGCAAAGAAAATAAGCGATAAAATGGGCGAGGTATTTGAAGGGATGCGTGAACGCTTCAACCGTTCAGGTGGTGACATTGGAAAACTAGATGATTGGGGATTACCACAGACACACAGTCTTGAAAAGATCGTTAAAGCCGGGAAAGAAGCTTGGGTAAAAAAGGCAGAAAGCCTGATCAATACTTCAAAATATGTGCATGAGGATGGCACATACTATTCACAACAAGAAATCCGCGAACTGCTTGAATACTCATTCGACACTCTGAGCAGCAACGGCGCAAATAAAACCGAAATTGGCCGTCAGTCCTTTGGCGGTAATTCAAAAGTCACCAGCCGTCATTCAGAAAGTCGTGTTTTACATTTTAAAGATGCAGACGCTTGGCTTGAATATCAGGCAGATTTCGGCGGAATGCCTTTTGTTGATTTAATTGAGGCGCATATTAATGGGTTATCTAAAGATATTGCTATGGTGGAAAATCTTGGCAGTAGTCCTAAAAATTCCATGCGCATTTTGATGGATGCGGCAGAGCAAAAGGACTGGCAAAAAGGTATTGACGCAAACTCTACTGGTAAGACACGTAAACGCGCCCAGACCATGTTTGACGAGTTCACCGGGCAGAACACACCACAATCCGAAGTACTGGCCAATCTCGGTCTTGCATACCGATCTATGAACGTGGCATCCATGTTGGGTGGCACCACATTATCATCCGTCACAGATCAAGCCATGATTGCCAAGACTGCATCGATCCATGGCATTGCCTACCGTAAAACATTTGGCGAACTGATCAGCCAGTTGAATCCGAAAAATAAAGAAGATCGGGAGCTGGCGCACAGCTTAGGTTTGGCCACTGAAGAAATGCTCGGATCTATTGCACGCTGGTCGGATGATGGTCTAACTTCGGTGCATGGCAAGTCACAGAAACTGGCACGTGTGTCGAGTGGTATTGCTTCACAGGTTATGCGTATATCTGGTTTGAATGCACTGACAGCAGCTTCAAAAGTCGGATTTACTAAGATGCTCATGCATAAATATGGAAGCCTTTCACGCTCCAAAGGCTGGAATGATCTTGATCCATTAGATCGTGAGTTGTTAGAAAAAACAGGATTAAACGAACGAGCATGGCAAGTGATGCAATTAGCTGAACCAGTGATTGACCGTAAAGGCAATCAGCTTATGTCTGCTCGATCAATCTACGAAATTCCTGATGATAAGCTAAGTCAATTTGGTGATCCTAAAGCAGTACGAGATGAAGTTGCGACACAATTTCAGGCTCACTTACTTGATGAGCAAGGAATGGCAGTGGTTGAGGCTGGATTGCGTGAACGTACATGGATGAGTGCAGGGCAAAAAAAAGGTACGGGCATGGGTGAGCTGGTGAAGTCCATGCTTCAGTTTAAATCATTCCCAGCAGCATTCCTTATGCGTCACGGATCACGTGCAATGAGTAGGGAAAAGGGTACTTCAAGAGCCATGTATGGAGCATCTCTTTTTATTATGACAACCATGCTAGGTGGACTTGTTGTGCAGCTTAAAGAGCTTGCAAACGGCAATGATCCATCTACCATGTGGGATGAAAATGATCCTCAAAAAGGCATTAACTTTCTAACACGCTCAGCGGTTCAAGGTGGTGGTTTATCCATCCTTGGGGATATTCTTGTAGCTGGTACTGACACCAGTGGTCGTAGTGCTACAGATTTTATGGTAGGTCCTTTGGGTTCAGATGCTAAAGCTGTGCTAGGTTTGACTGTTGGAAACTTTACTCAATACTATGAAGGAAAGGATACCAATGCGGCGAATGAGGCATTCAAAGTTATTAAAAATAAAATCCCTGCTCAAAACCTTTGGTATACAAAAGCAGCAACGAATCGTATGATTTTCGATGAGATGCAGGATATTATTGCACCAGGTTATAGAGAAAAATTACTTCGTAAAGCTGAACGTGAACATGATCGTACGCGCTTTTGGGGTGATGATCTTGGTGATATTCAGATGCCTGATTTTGAGCGTGTCGTGCAGTAAGTAGGACACCCAATTAAGCTCAATTTAACCCCCTGTATATATGGCTTATATACAGGGGATTTTTTATGACGATTGAAAAGAAACCAGGACACATTCGACCTGAGACAAAGGAGAAACTATTACTTTGTCTCGAAATGGCTGGTTCTGACACAGTGGACTTGATGACTGAAGCCTACGGTCAGAACTTGTTTGATAAAAAAGGGCGTGGCGATAAGGTCTGGTTGTACAAGGGTGCAAAAGAAGCATTGTCATGCATGGAGAAAATCAAACGCCTGTTGAATGACGACGAGCTTACAAAAGGCAATGTTGATGAACGCTCAATCACGCCTGAACAACAAGCAGCTCAATTGCTCGAAGCAGTAGCTAAAAAATTAGACGAGCGTAAACAACGCCCGAGCTAATTTATGATTAAGGTCAGCTTTGCTGCATTCTACCTAGTTTATGCGGAAACCTTAAATTGGGTAGTTCCTGATTTCCATTTAGACGTCTGTGATTTCCTAGAGGATTATGGCACGCTTGGGCTATTGATGATGCCACGTGGACATGGCAAGTCAACACTCTTGGATATCTACAATGCTTGGAAATTATATAGCAATCCTGAACATCTAATTTTACATCAGGGCGCTACGGATCCTGATGCTTACAAGGTCAGTCGAGGAACTGAACAAGTCTTAGAAAGGCACCCACTATGCCAAATTTACAAAGTAAAGAAAGCGCGTGGTGAGACACAAAAATGGTGGGTGAGTGGTTCTACAGATGTGCGCCATGGTTCAATTCATGCACGAGGAATTTTATCTAACGTCACTGGTGCACGTGCTAATGAAATCCAAAATGATGATGTTGAGGTACCGAGCAACATTGGAACGCCTGAAGCACGTGAAAAACTACGTTATCGATTATCTGAACAAACACACATTCTAATACCTGGTGGACAGAAGTTATTTGTCGGAACTCCGCATACTCACGATTCACTATATACCCACATTCAAAAACTTGGTGCCAAGTGTCTCATTCTTAAAATGTTCCAAAAAGAAAAACGCTTTGAGCAGGTCATCGAATGCATTGTTGATTTTGAGCCTATTTATATTTTTAGTGGGATTGGTACCAGCTCAAGATTGTTGGTAAAAGACAAAGATTTCCAAGTTAAGCAAGTCGGCAAGGCTTATAAAATTACATTCGATGAGTCACATTATCTGATCGATGTTTACAGCGAAGCTTTATGGCCCGAGCGATTCACTTCAACAGTTATGGAGGAACGCCGTAGAGAGTGCCGAACAATCAATGAATGGGATTCACAATATCAGTTACATGCTAAACCAGTAGGGGATGTTCGTTTAGATCCTGACAAGATGATTCCTTATGACTGTGAGCCCGTACTTAAACGTGCAAACGGTCAATATTACATGATGCTTGGTGAGCGTCGAATTGTTGGCATTTCATGTCGTTGGGATCCATCATCAGGGAAAATTAAATCTGATGTGTCGGCAGTATCATTGGTTTTACATGACGATTTGGGTAATAAGTATTGGCATCGATCCATTCAGTTAAAGGGTGATGTAGTTACACATAATGCCAACGGAGAAATAACTGGTGGTCAAGTGTGGCAACTCTGCGACCTGATCGAAAAGTTTTATATTCCTAAAATTACTATTGAAACAAACGGTATTGGAAACTTTGCGCCAGCTGCGCTCAAAGGCGCATTGAAGAAGCGTAAATTAAGATGTGGTGTCAAAGAGCATCATTCAACAGGACCAAAGAATAAGCGCATTTTGGAAAGCTTAGAAGGCCCTTTAGTATCAGGTTTAGTGTGGGTGCATGTATCCGTTGTTGATACACCTGAAGATGGAGAAAACTCGTCTGTTCAATACAAACAAATGCGGATGTTTAATCCAGCTATTACAGATCAAGAAGATGATTATTTAGATTCTTTAGCTGGTGCAATCGTGGATCAGCCTGAACGTATCGGAAAAATACACAGACAAAATGAGGTCAATGAATCGCCTAATTGGAGAAGTGAAAGTGGTGTGCATGAAGCCACTTATGATTTTGAAAATTAGGGGCATATCATGGCAGTACCAGAGCAAACGCCATATAAAGAATACGAAGGCAACGGTGTTACCAAAAGCTTTGCGCTAGGTTTTATTTGTGAGTCGAAAGACCATTTGATTGTATTGGTGGATGAAATTGAACCACCGATTGCAACATGGAGTTTATCCGGCGGCAATGTGGTATTCACCACTGCACCTGCATCCGGTAGCAAAATTACCTTACAGCGAAACACGCCATTTGGCCGAACTACAGATTACCAGTCTTTTAATAATTCGTTCCGACCACAAGCCGTAAATGGTGACTTTGACCGCCTTTGGTTAAAGTTACAAGAATTGGGTGTAGCTGACTGGCTTATGAAGCTTTATGTTGATCGGCTGCATCAGCAACAAGAAGCAAAGATCAATGATCTTAAAAGCTATGTAGATGATCGAGATGATGAGCTTCAGTCCTATCTTATGGAGGAAATCCGCAAGCAAGGCGTAGCACTAGATCAGCTGGATGAATACTACAACTACCTTATGCAGCGACTAGCACAAATTGCCGAAGATAAAGGATGGGATGCTTCTTTTGTTGTGGATGGCCCTCAAACACAAAAAGAGATTAACCTGTATGGTGGAAAAAAATACGACATGCCATTTGGCGGTTATGATGTGGGGCAGATTGTTGTTTTAGATAACGGTTATCGTGTTGAATCTATTGAGCCGAACAATATAAACAACCCCAATATTGATATGGATGGGTGGGAGCGAGTTAATTACTCCTATAAACAAATATCAGTTAAAGACTTTTTCACACGCGAGCAACTACGTGACTGCTTAACTGCGACACCTCAATTAAAATACTCTGATGCGTTTCAGGCTGCTGTTGATGCTGCTATTGCGAATGGATCACACAGCATCTTTGTCCCGTTTGATCAGGGTGAGGTTTATGTACTAGATAAGACTGTAAATTTAAATTGCTCTGGCTTTGAGATCAGGGGCAATCGCGCACCAACTTATTTCCGTAATACAGGGCAGATTATTCGTGGTTATATCTGTGCTGATGAAAATGTAGTTGATTTCTTTAACTACAATAACGGTGCTGGGTCTGGTATTTATTCCTCAAACCAAATTGTTGTGGATGGTATTGGTAAAATCGGAAAAGTTGTTAATGGTGTCCGCACACAAAACTTTCTTAAAATGGACACTGACAACAACGGCCCACATCGTGGTGTATTGTTCACAAAATCCTGTGGTATTGAGTTTAATGAAATCCTAAGCATCACAACTCGCACATCATCATATATGGGGGCAGGATCAGTAGTCTTTGAAAATGGTTGCGTATACAACAGGAACAATGCTGTATCAAAAGCTTACTCTCGCTCATTCAATTTACGAGTTGCTGGAATTCAATCCGAGCAAGGTGCGAAGTGGCAGGGTCGTTTTGATGGAGGTATAACATTTGTCGATAACATGCTGGAAGGGCAAACAACACCAATTGACATTCAGACAAATGGCGGAACTATAGACATACACAATAACTATTTTGAAGCCCACACTGGAGAAGCTATTGTTAAGTTTAGTGGGACAACTGCTGCTGCTACATTTAATCACCGCAATAATTATTACGCACACACGGATAACGTAATAGATATTATGCAGTTAAGCGGTATCCTAAGCGTTAACTCTAGCGGTATCTATAACAGTATCGGCAACAGGGTTTCTCAATTAACTTTCAAATCTCTGTACCTTGCAGTAAATTCCATCATAAACAGTGGTCGAGCTTACACAGACACAACTAGCGGTACGCAGCTTAGAGGCTACTGCTCAACAGAGGGAATTCCAGTGGACTCTGAAGCTGTTTGTACTAGTGCAATAGGAACAACACCTATACAAACACCAATCGGCCTAAATAAACTAGCACATGTGGTTACCGGAACATCAGCATATATTCCGCTAAGCCTACCTTTTGAATCAGGCGACTCAGTTACAGTATGTGCGCTAGTGAAGTTAAAGGGTGGGGATAGTCCCATCATGCGGCTCTATAATGAATCTACCCTGATTACATCACTATCACAACTTCCAATTTTATCGAATAATGATGGTAGATGGCAGATTGCTATTATCTCAACAATACCATCTGTTAGTGGTACACAATGCAGAATTAATTTCACATCAACAGAGGGCTTAGTTGTTGCAGCGGTAGGTGTTAAGGTTATACCAAAAGCCAAGTTTCAAGAGTTTTCGTCCACCTTTGGCGAGCAAACAATCTCAGAGAAACGTGCACCTATTACGATTTTTAATCCTTTATATAATGAGAATGTGCTAAGAAGTTATTTGGTTGAGAAAAATGTAACACTGCCAAGCATTTCAAATGGTTTATATTACGACCTATCTACTACAACAGTACGTGGTGCTGAGGTTGGTGATCCTGTTTATGTTGGGTTAAATGTTGATGATCAGGGCCTTGATATTCGTGGTCGTGTATCCTCAGCAAGTACGGTATCTATTCGTATTCACAATAGAACAGCAGCACCAGTCAATCTAGGTGAAGTAGCCTTAAAGATCAAAGTTCTCAAATAAGATAAAGACCTTCGGGGTTTTTAATACACAGCATATACCTATGAACCCTGGCTTTTAATTAAGTCAGGGTTTTTTAATGTCAAAAATAATGGTGGCGGCATGTCCGATCAGAAATCAGCAGTAATGGAAATGGCAGCGACTGTTTCTTCCGCTGCTTCAAAAACAACTTATGCAGGGGCGGCTTCTGGTTTCTTAGCGTACCTTGCCTCAGTCGATGTACTCGCTTGGCTAGGGATACTTTTTGCCTTTGGTGGCTTCATGGTGAACTGGTACTACAAGCGTCTAGAAAACAAACGTGCTGATGAAATTCATCGACTCCGGATGAAAAAAGAAAGGGGGCAGTACGGTGTCTAATAAAACCAAATACTACGTGATTGGATCCTCTCTAATTTTGGCCATGGGGATTGGTGGCCAGAAAATGATTACTGGTCCAAGTGACGAACAGATTCAGGCAACGGCTGTAAAAGAGGGGTTTACACCTAAGCCAGAGATTCCGGTAAAAGGTGATGTGCCGACCATTGGCCACGGCACTACGGTCTATCCAAATGGGGTGCGCGTCAAAATGTCAGATCCAGCGATTGACCGCAAACAGGCGTTTGAATATCTAAAATTGCACATGGATAAGGATGCACAACGATTCAATAAAACCATTCTTAATATTCCAGTTTCTCAGGGTGAATACGATCTGTATCTGGATTTCACCTACCAGTACGGTACTGGTGCCTGGTCTGGATCTTCAATGTTGCGTCATTTGAAAGCACGTGAATATATCAAGGCATGTAAATCACTTTTGAAATGGAAGTATGTGGCCAAGCGCGACTGCAGTATTCGTTCTAACAATTGCTATGGCGTGTGGACCAGACAAGTTGAGCGCTATAACAAGTGCATGGGGGTGAACTGATGTCAGCCTTTATCGCCAAGTTTTATGAACTAATTATTTATTGTCTTTTAGTGCTACTGGTTGCTATCGCCGTTTGGGGTGGTTGGCAGAAGTACAAACGCACCCAGGCAGAATACAGGGTACTGAATGCAGAAATTATCTGTCAGGGCAAGATCGATAAAAAACTGAAGCCATACCTTGATGCTGAAAAACAGGGGCAGAAAAATGCAAACGAGGCAGCAAAGAATTATGAACAACAAAAAGAAGTTGAGCGATCCAAAACAGAAACCATTACACGTGAAGTGCAAAAGATCGTTGAACGTCCTATTTATATCCATACTAATTGCTTTGATGACGACGGGGTGTCAGCAGTCAATGCCGCTGGTAATTCCGGCAAACCTTAAAACACCTTGTCCGGACTTATTGGAATTAAAATCCGGCCAAGCCAAAGAAGTGCTGCAGGTGATGGTGGATGATCGAAGAAAGTATGTTGATTGCCAGAACAGACACAAAGCCATTGTGTCGATTATAGAAAAGCCCTCGAAATGAGGGCTTTTCTTGAACTTAAATTAAATAAATATAACTAAAACTACTTTAAGTGGGATTTGAGAGGTGAATCCAACAATACCTCTTGAGCAATAAATTTAGCACCTGCAGGAGTTAAATGTTTTGTATCATAAGAAATAAAATTATCTTTATAAAAAACAGGAACCTTAGATTCTTTGTTAGATATTTTATCAAAAATACTAATGTATCTATCGCCAAAATCCTGTTTAGCCAATTTATCAAATTCTAAATAAGTTTGAATTGGACTTACATAAATTTCACTAAATTCTTTATTTGATATACGTACAAAGTTATTGTTATAACCAAAATTCTTGGTCCCAAGAATATAGGTATTTGGATTGATTTGATTAACAACTTTAAAGCAATTATTTAGTTGAGTTAATTGTTCCTTATAGTCCCTATCGGGATCTGCCAACAACAAAGCAATAGTTACAATTTTAGCCTCTTTTAAATAATCATTTAACTCACCGGGTTTGGTAAAGACACTTGGATCATCGCAGCCAATAGGGAAGTATTTGATATCTTTGACATTTACTTGGTTTAATGATCTGATTAGGTCACGACCAAAGGAATCCCCTAGAACTAGAATATTTTTAGACTGAGTGTATTGATATTTGTAGGCATCATCCACAAAGCTTCGCGGATCACCTTCATATGAAAATTTACCATAATAGTTATGCAAGCCATACGTTAAGTGTAAAGTGGCCCCATAACCAATCAAGACAATAGACCAAATAGTTAAAATTGTAATAGATTTTTTCTCAGCTATAACTGCTGTGTTTCTAAAAGGTTTTTCAATAAACTTCCAACTAAAATAAGAGATTAAAATAATTGGAAGGATAGCCATTAAAAAATATAGAGTTTGGGGTTGTTCTTGAGAGAGAAGTCTTATCCCGGCAAAAACAGGTTGATGCCAAAGGTATAAACTATAGCTAATCAGCCCCATAAGCACGATGGGTTTAATGGATAACAGTTTAAATAGAAAATTGTTAGTGTTTCTGTTAAAAAGAACAATTAATGTAGTTCCAATCACAGGCAATAAAGTAACCAATCCAGGGTGGAAACTGTTTTTATCAACATAAAAATAACTAAAGACAATTAATATAAAACCTAAAGTTGAAAGGTAATTATTATTAATATTGGTTTTTTTATAAATAATGGCTGCAATGGCTCCTGCTAATAGTTCCCATGCTCTAGAAAAGAGCATTAAAAATGTAAATTCTCTATTATCTTGATAGATATAGCAAAAGGAAAAGCTTGCAATAAATAATAAACTTAAAGTGTAAAATAGTAGGGAGTTTGTATTTTTAGGCTTTATTTTATGTATAAAGTAAATCAGAAAAGGAATTACTATATAGTACTGTTCCTCCACAGCTAAAGTCCATGTGTGATAAAGTGGTTTAAACTCAGCAGCAGTGGACCAATAGCCTGATGTTAAATAAAGTAGAATATTATTGGCAGACAAGATGCTTGCCACAATAGATTGACCATAGTTCTTTAGGTCATAAGGAATCATAATAAATAAATTAATCACACTAACTATTGTGATCATTGTTAACAAGGCTGGATAGATTCTCCTAAATCTTCGCGAGTAAAAGTCCAGAAAAGAAAATTTATTGTTTTCAGCATTATCTATTAGGATCCTTGTGATCAAAAAACCACTAATCACAAGAAAGACATCCACCCCTAAGAAACCTCCAGTAATAAACGGGGTTCCAGCATGAAATAAAATAACCCCAAAAACAGCAAGAGCCCTAAGCCCATCGATATCCGATCTATAATATTGCATGAAAATACATCTATTTTAATAAATTGGGCAGATTTTAACTGAATTCGTGTTATTTATAAATCACAAAAAAATCAAGCTTTTGTACACCTTCTGCTCAAAATTAAAAAATCAACATCAAAGCCTACCCCGGCTCCTTCCTAAAAATCCTTCCATTCTTTACCGTGTGCTCTATGTAAAAGTAGGTCCATGTTTTCATTGTTCTATTCCTGCCTCTTTTAAAATCCAGTCTTCAATTTTTGTATGATGTAATCTCAATAGATCCACCGGTCTATCTTTATAATGTTTTTCTGCAGTAGCACTTGGTTTATGGCCCATAATCTGAGCCACAACACCAGTCGGGATTTCCAGCCACTCAGCCAAGTTTGAAAATGATCGGCGAAGATCATGCACGGTAAATTTTGGCAGTCCTTTTTCTTCCAAGGCGGCATAGTAGCTTCTACGTATATCGGTAATATGGCCTGACTGTGATTGCTCGGACCAGAACACAAAGTCGGAATCTGGGTGCCTAGGTAATTGCCTTAGCAGTTTTTCAACATAAGGTGTCATTGGGATGATTCGGTCTTCCTGCTCAACCTTATCCCAGATGGAAATAGTTTTCCATTTGAAGTCTAGCTGCGAATAGGTGAGAGAGCGCATAGACTCAGAACGTGGTCCGCATAGAATACTGATCTGCAGGAAGGTCTTGTGCATAATATTTTGAATATCACTGACCGCATTAAACCAATCTTTTAACTGATTGCGCTGTACAGAGTTTTTGACCGGCTTTAATACTGGTACAGCCCGACGTACGCGCTTAGCCTGATGCACTTTAGCGTCAATCAGGTGCATGTAAGTTTCGTGCTCCTGGCACCAGTTGATGCATGATCTGGCAATACGAAAACCTAAAGCTGCTCGCCCTGGTCTTGTTTGCCCCTCTTTGGTCTGCCAATCAATAAGTGTATCGGATGTTATTCTTACAAGTGGCACATCAAGAAGTGATGAAAGTGCACCTGGTATTGTTAAACCTTTACCACGTACTTTTTCTTCACCACCTCGATGTGATAATTCAATGTGGTCACGGAGGTGGCGATTAGACCATAGGTGCTTATTCGCATCAACATATTCAGCAAAGACCTCGCCAAAAGTGATTCGTTCATTTTGCTTTGCTTGATAATGCTCATCGTTTTTTTGATCTTGTTCTGCTTTACTCCGTCTAGGATCAATGCCTTGATCACAAAGTTGCTGCAGTCGTCTGGCTTCCTTGCGTGCATCATCGAGCGCCCAAACATTTACATCACCAATGGTTATGCGTACACTTTTACCTGTGACACGACCTTGATAGATATATGATCGGTTACCATTTTGTGTGACACGTACAGATAGGCCGGGTGTGTCGAGGTCCCAATAGAAAGTTTGGTTTTTGCCATTTTCAGGCAAATCGAGTTTGGCCACTTTTGAAGTGGTGAATTTGATCTTCATTTTCTTACAAGTGCTTACATCAGGGGTGGTGTAAGCACTATGTAAGCAAATAGGTTATATGCTTGTCTACACTGAGATACAGTAAAAAATATTAAGTGTTTATTTTAAAAGAAAAAATAGAATTAAATATGCATCAAGATACACTGCGATACCGTAAAAATTCAGGACTCATAATCCGTTGGTCCACAGTTCAAGTCTGTGTGGGCCCACCATATAAAACAACCACTTAGGTATGCTAATCCTAAGTGTTTTTTTAATACTAAAAAATAGTAAGCATATAGTAAGCAGAATAAATCAACTCTAATCAATACTTGTATAGTGCAAACTCATCCCACTTACTATAAAATGAACTGTAACGCTTACTTTCTCTTATCTTCTTAATCTGAAAAATATTCTCTTCGCTTAATGTTTCTTCCCAGCTTAACAGACTTTGTTGTTTTGGTCGTTGCAAGTGCTCTGAATAGATATCAAAGAATAAAACAGTCAACTCCCCAACATATTTAAATCCAATCGGCAAATTTGCATGAAAAAATGCTATGACGTTTTCAATCGACTCAAGATCCAACTCAAATTTTGCTTTGTAATAACAATATAAAATGTAAGACCAAAAATCCAAGAAGTTGGCGTATACAGTAAATTCATAGCTTTCTAGACTGTAATCAATATGCTTCTTTCTCGGATCTAACGCATACCCTCTTTCAATTGCTTTACGTGTATCTACCTCCAATGCTTTATAAAACTCAGCTAAATCTTTCGCAGATGGAATCTTACTAAGAAATATCCAAATTGGATGATGAAAATAAACTGAGGAATTTGGAATTTTTAGATCAGTAAATTCCAATGTCTTTTCTGTAGGCTTTTTTGTGCCTTCTTTGTATTTGTACCAAACGCCAGATTCAATTTGATCAAAGAAATTGGCAATTTTATTGGCGTGTGTTTGGTAGGAATTGTTTTCTTCAGATGTTAATGACTCTTCTCTTTCTGCACAAGATGCACACACTTGCATATTGATATATTCATACCAATACATCGTTTGCAGTATATCTATAGCTGTTTTCTTTGGTCGACCTACTTTATCCATATTAAAAAGTCAATTGTTCAGTTATTCATCAATAAGTTGAAGATTCATCTTAATCCTAAAATCAACTAAAAAATACACAACGAAAATAAAAAATGGAGTCCAAAATGGGCAACGTATCTTTACTCTGCTCAACTGCAGAAGCTGCGGCACTACTAGGTTTAAAACCACAAACACTTCGCAAATGGGCAATTTACGAAAATGGTCCAATTTTGCCAATACGCCACGGGCGACTATTACGATGGAATAAAAATGAAATTTTAAAGTTTGCTGGTGAAATTAAATAATCAAGTCAACCTTGTGGATTTGAATAAAAATTGAAGTTCGCAAGGTTGCTAACAAACACAGATGATTTACTCATGAATAGTAAAAAAAATGATCTAAAAATTGTAAGC